GATAAACGGTGGTGGAATACATATTCTATTATTTATCCAAAATTCACGGACCATAAATACCTCCGATGGGTAATAACATATTTGAAAAACTAACGGAGAAATACCCGTTTATAACACTGTGCATGTACGCCAATGCTGAATACGTGGGAGTGGTACAAAATCGTGATGACGTTGTGACCACCATCTATGACTTTGGCAGCATACAGGCACAAGGCGACAAACTACAGTTTCTTGAACTTGCATCAACCTGGTGGTGGGAAAGCAACAGAAGCATTCCTATCAACATATTCCTGCGTGGCGAATGGGATCAATTCCGTCCCACTCTCAGGACCTTTGTCAACAAAGATCTCGAAATCCTACACGGCCCCACCTGCTGTCTGATGGACATAGCCAGAAAGAAAAGCAAGAGAAGATCAATTACTCTTGTGCGTCGCCTAGACTAACAGATTCATGTGCAGTGCTACCAGAGCACTGTAGCCCAGAGCATGCGCCTTTTTAAATGTATATCCCCGGCTGGTATCACCATCCCAGACTGAATCAAACACCGTGGGCCAGGGCTGATTCTGCAGGTGTGCCTTGCCCGGGCGTATGATTGATATAAATGCAGCCATCCTGGGTATGCTGTCAGGCTTCATAGATTCCAGCAAGTGTCCGTAATTGCCCACGTGAACCAACTGGCGTGCCCATTCAGGATCTTTCCACAGTCGGTCCCAGGGCGGCGGTGCGGCAAGCACAGCTTCATAGTGTTCGGGACTGGTAATCAACTGATACACACTCATGTTTAGAAAGTCCAGTTTGAAATAGCCCCGTGATTCTGCTGACTCGTAGTCTATGGCAGCACAGTGATTGACAGGATCTTGCGGAATGTCTGTGACATACACTCCTGAATTGTGACGTCTGGCACGTCCATCTGTGATCTGCCGTGCAGGTGTATGCTGAATCAGTTTCAGTATGTGTTCACGATCCGCAAAGTCAATGTCAATATCTGCGCTCATACTTTACACAAGGCCGCAATGGTTTTCAATTGCTGTTCAGCTGAACGCACGGCGTCAATGGCGTCAGCCACACTAGGATGAGTTTTTGCCAATTCTTCCAGGCGCTTTTCTTCTGTCATTTTGTGACGAACCCATTGCAAAGATTCCAAGATCACTCCATCGAGCATGACCTGGGCATCTCCACTGGGAATTATTATCCAAGAGTTGCCGTCATAAACTTCAAAATTGTTACCGTTGTATCGGACCATGCCAGCACTGGTTCGAGTCATGTCTATGTAGAGTGTTGAGTGAATGCCGTTACTGACATTTATTCCTGCCCCATTCATAATATTTTTAATCATGTTACCATCCTGCTTGTTTCAAAATGTTCTTGGCATACGCCTGATCCTGGGGTCTGTCCTGAAATCGCTTTTGCCAGGCATCACTGTCAATATAAGGCCATATCATGGCAACCTGTGTGGCATCTAGTTCGCTTAGAAATTTCTGCCCTGATTCCGAATTGTAAATTACCCAGGGACTTATTCTGCCTGCTGTGACAGCATAGCATAACACATTGGTGTTGCCATACCGCATGCAATCATGTGCAGGGCTGGCGTTTTTTTCTGCCCAGTCTATGCCAAACTCTATGGCACGTGTGAGTGCATCATCCACCGCTTCAACTTTCAGGTGATCCACCAGATACTCAGTGTACACTTTGTCACTGCACCAGTGATCAATCTTGCGATTGTTCTTCAGCAGCCAGGCCATGAACCTGTCTGGGTTGATCACTCTAGTGTTCACACAGTAGTGTCCAAACTTCACAAACGCACGATAGTAACTGCTTTCACAAAAGGTATCGTGTGTTTTGTTTCTGGCAGATCCTGCCATGCTTTCATAAAAGCGAATGTAGGCTTGGAATCCCAGTCTTGGACCCGGGTCGTCACGCTCGTGTCGTCGACGTTTGGGTTCACACATGTGTACTTGTATAGATGTTTCTCTCACAAACTCTTTTTTACAATATTCGCACACATGGGTCATGCTAGTAGTTTATGCTCTTGTATGTAGTTTGTCAAATACTCGTTGATCTTTTGATGCTGGCCTATTTTGGGATGTGTCATGTCTGGCGGCACATGCTGAGTACCTGGTGGATAAGTTTTGGGCTCGACGCCCTGAGCATGCTGCCATGCTATAGCTCGCCAGGCAAATCCTTCAATGATTTCAGGACGTTGAAAAAGTTTCAATCTGGGATTGCTCAGATGCTCCTGATACAGGTTGTCGGCCTGTTGAAACATCAACACACGATGCCCTCGACTCTGAATGTCTGTTATAGTACTGATTACTCGATACATTAGATCTTCGGTGCGATCCAGAATGCTGTATATTTCGCTTTTGAGTTTGGTTTCTACAAACTGCTCACTGTCCCGAACTGTCCACTGATGCTGCCACCTGGTCTGAAATTCTTGATTTTGTGGGTTGCACCAGGCGCCTTCAAACTCATCAACAGCGTTGCAAATGGGCAGTTCAAGCCTGGACACAAACGTCATGCCCAACACATACAAGGTTGGCACCTGTGTGACATAACTGTGCTTGAGTGTGGTTCTAAGTATGCGACTGTTGGCACTGCCGCCTATGGCTAGAGATACAGCCTGTGGAATATTATGATGGCCAATAAAACCAAGGTTACGAGCAAGGTCAATGTGACCATTGCCAACTGCGTAGCTCTGTGTGTAACTACAGCCGTTGACTACCAGCAGCTTGATCATTTTTTGACATTGCCCGCGGCTCGATGATATGCGTCTAGTTCTTTTTGTGTTACCAACTGCGCCATTACGTCAATCTCGTCGTCCTTGTAGGTGGGATATATTTCCATCAAGGCCTTGCGCTTGGCACTGAGTCCTGCTTCTTTTTTCTTGGGGGCAATCCAAGGGTGCCGTGGCGTGCCCATGCCTGGACTCATGGCTGTGGCACACAACCATTGCAGTTTGGGATGGCGTCCTATGTCAAAAAAGTGCTTGTTGAGATAGTGATTGCAGCTTTGCACATAGTATTCTTGTAGTTCCCGACTACCTTCCACTGCGGAACCCCAGCGCAACATCAGGAACGTGGAGAATTTCTTGCGCTCATCTGAGTCCAGTTCATCATAGAAGTCTCGGTTCTTGACGTCCAGTTGCCGCATCTCGTTGCTGATGTGTAGTCGATCACTCATGTTGTTTTGCTCAGTCGGTAAATCATTATAGCACGTTCTAATGCATCTTGTAAAGTGGGATTGGTCCGGGCAGCTTGTCTAATCTGACCCCACAGTTTTTCTTCCTGTATATGATCAGCCAACGGTCTGCCATCATTCATGCGGGCATCGTATCCAACTACTTCACGGTCTGTGGCACCTGACTCTCTTCTGAACACAGTGTCGCTGACCCGTTCGTAAATGTAGGTTGCACCCGATTTAAGCTGGCCCATATGTATAACCGTATTGTGCATGGGCCCATTGCAAGAATCGTTCTAGTCCTTCCTTGTCGTCGGGATAGCTTTCTGCATATATCCTGGCCAAACGAGCAAGTGTTTCAAATAACTGTGGTTCTGTGTACATTACCAGGCCTTGTTGTAGTCCACAATTTCGCAGTTGCGGCTGACGTCTTTGACAAAGTACACACAGTCGGGTTCAGCATCATCGTTTAGCGGCACTGCCAGCATCTGTCCATTCTTGAGTTTGGGTGCAAACCACGTTACTTCATGATACACATCCAGTATTTCAATGTCTGGAAAGCTGGGACGAAAACTGGTCAAGGGATTGAATTGAAATACCTTGAAACCACGATCATTGATTGAAGTCAACGGCAACACTTCTAGATCACCAACATCAGGTTCACCTATTAAGATTTGCCAGTCCATGGGCATCTTGATTGTGGTATTGCCAATACGCAGGACCAGGGCAGGACTGTTGAAGCTTTCCAGGAATATCAGCGGAATAAAATGATAGTCCGGGTCTTGCGGATTACTGTTGTCTAGGATAGCAAATCGCATGTCATCTACTTCTTCAGGCAAATGATTCAAATCATAAAATGTATTGTCTAGGGTTAAAATTCGCATGTGTTAATAATATAGTGTTTGTGCCACAAAGTCAACCATTATTTGATCTTCATCCACTCTAGTTTCTCTGCACTAAATGGATAGTTGGCTTCCTTGTAAAAGGCCTTGCGTTTGGTCAAATGACGTTTGGCAAACTTGCAGGTGCTGGTGATATCCCAGATTTCCACATGGTCTTTGTCTTCGGCTTTGCGAATGCCACGTCCAATACTCTGTATCACTCTAACAAATGATTTACCAGGTTCAATCAGCACTAGATTAAAGATTCGCGGTATGTTGATACCCACCGCAGCCACGCCATAAGTGGCCACAATGATCTTGTCAGTGGCATCTGCTACCATGTCATATTCGGCCAGGCGCTTGGTGACCTTGGTTGTGCCCGAAACAAACACAGCTTTGTCTCCTAGTCGTTCTACCAGTTGTCGCCCACATTCAGTCCTGTCTACCAGCACTAGAGTGTTGCCTGTTTCGTTTACCCGGCGTATCAGTTCGGCCATGGTGTCCAGTCGTCCAGACTCTTCCAGCAGGTACTTGAGCTCGCTCTGATAGTCTTTGTACTCCACATAATCAACCAGTTGCACCACGTTCACATGGCACTGCGCAAGAACACCTGCGTCTTGCAGTGTGCTGGCACTTAGTCGATTGATCACAGGGCCCAGGCTGACCAACAAGGCCTGGCTTTCAAACAGCGCTTTTGGCACTGTGCCTGTTAGTCCCCATCTCAAGGGAATCTGACTCATGGCACCTGTTAGCAGTGTCTTGAGTGCATCAGCCTTGGCCATGTGAACCTCGTCCACAATCACACATACCACATCTTGTATAAACTCATGAATGGTTATTTCTGCTTCGCCACTCTTGGTCAGTTTCATCATGTTGTTGAGACTCTGCCAGGTGCAAATGGTATGCTGACAGTTGTATTCTTTTCTGTCACCAAAATACACGCCCACATCCAGCCCCATGTTGATATAGTCTTGCTCAGTCTGTGTTACCAGACTCTTGTTGGGCACAATCACAATTGAGCGACCATATGCACTGACTGCATCACTCAGTGCTGCTGTAATAATAGTCTTGCCTGCGCCTGTGGCCACTTCTTGTATGCATTGAGGATTGGTCAGAAACTTGTTGATGATTTCCACTTGATAGTCACGCAACACCATGGGCTCGCCTGCTGCTGGATGGCCTTTGGGCCACAGCACATGATTGTAATGATTCTCTGACACTGCTGCAAAGTCAAAGGTGGTGGTGTACTCACGTTGATCATCTAGTACCGGACTGTAATCAAACTTGTCAAGTATGGGTATGATCTCAGGCAGGAGATTCACATAAGTGCTGCCGCCCAACTGGAAGTAGGCAATCTTGCCGTCCCACCTTCCCAGCCGCACTGCGGGTAGGTAACGTGCTGCTGGGTTTTCGTACTTGAAAGCCGTGACCAGGGCCTTGCGGCAATCTAGATCAAGTCCTTCTATCTTGATGTTGACTTCATCTCGAATTACTATAGTGCATTGTTTCATTGTGCTTATTATACAACATCTAATGGAAATTTACAACCAGGTTTTAAAATTAACATTGCCAAACGGTTATAACAATATCTTAGTTGGCGTATTGTTATTTTTCAATTGTTCAATTATGTTTTCAAACTCCGGAGCATGGCCCAGACGCACCACCGAAAACATATCAACTGTAGACCAAGATGAGATGTTCCAATGCCGGCACCATTCTTCACTGTGGCGTTTCCACCAAGATTCAAATGCCAGAACATCAACATTGTGCATGGTGTCTATAGCTGCAAGGGCCACAATAATTTTAGGCCTAAGTGTCAACCAAGGTTTGGCCAATTCGCACATACGAGTTATACTAGCGGGCTCATTGTTTTTCCAATAATAATATGGAGTTTTTCCTAGCTCTGCCCATTCTACAAATACATCACCTGCTTTGATTTTTGTAGTGGCATTTTCCAACCATTCAATGTCAAATGGTTGTTCTAACATGCCAGATTTTTCTCTATAGTCAATATTTAATATTGGTTCTTGCACAGGCCATCGCTCACACATGTGAATATGCTCGTGAAAATTCAACCAAGCAGGATCTCCATTGTAATTGTTTTCGTAGATTTTGTGAATAGCATTAAAATAATCTCGATCTTGATTCAAACAAGACTGGCGGCACACTGTGACTGATACTTTGCCGGCATACAAGATCAACTGTTCAACTAGTTCTGCTAGAGTGTTGCAGTAAAAAGGGTGATCCCAGTTGCGAAATGGCACTGGCACCTGGCTGAGATGTTTGTATATTTTTTGATAAACTGGTGTCAATGGTGTTGGCTCCAGGATCAAATCAACAGTGGTGTTGTTTGAAAAAACTATTTGCACTGTATACTTATTGTTTCAAAAAAAACAGGTACCGTTTTAAGGGTACCTGTTAAAATTCTGGGCAGGAGCCAACCTAGGCCCAGAAAACTCTCATCATTGTGCTGGCTTCATGCAAGTTGTTTCTGCCATCAAGCGCCATTTTGCCGGAAAGCTCTTGACCAAGTCTGCTACCTTCAGCGCCATACGCAGGCTCATTTCACGCAGACGATTCTGGTTGGAGTTCATGAACTCAATGATGTCGTCTTGTTGGCACTGCTCAAAGTCGTAGTCTGCAAACAACACGCCGTCGCTGGCAATTTGTTTGATACGCAGAATCTTGTCACGCATGGTGTCCAGAGTCAAGTCAAGGTAATGGCAACGACTTTGCAGTGCATCCAGGTGATCCCGCAGCTTCTGCGATTTCATTTTGTCAAACTTCAAGTTGGTGATAAAAATCACACTGCCTCTGAATTCAAAACTGTCCGGGATGCCTTCGCGGCGCAGGCTGCTGCTTTCACTCAACCAGCTAATTTTACGCTTCTTGCCTGAGTCTAGGGCACCCTTCAGCAAGTTCAATGCAACGTCATCCAACAAGATGCTGTCACAGTCGTCAAACACCAAGACACAGTTTTCATCTGAGTACTTGTACAAGGTCTGGTACAGGCCAATTGGGGTAGCACTGCCTTTGACAACTTCTGCACGAAGTCGCTTGCCTGCCAGCTTGTCAAACATGGTGGCCTTGTCAATTTCCAATTCCACACCAAAGCTCTTGCCCACGCCAGGAGGGCCGCTCACAATCATGGCACGAATGTCGCCGGCTGTTGCGGCCTTGGTCATGTCTGTAAGAATTTCAAAACGCTCGCGGATACGAGCCATTGCCTGTTCTTCAGTTTCGGCTTCTACCCGAGCCACGGGTGTTTGCACTTGTTCTGTCACAGCTTCTCCTGATACCATTTCATAGTCTGAAATATTGTTTACACGAATACGGATAGTGTCGGGGCAGTTGGGAAATGCTCCGTCATTTTGCACAGTCACATATCCGCCCTTGGCGCCAGTTTGAAATCCACTGACTAATTTAAAAACGTTGCCGTTTACTTTTTTGTTACGATACTCACCGCTAACAATACGAATTGCACTCATGGTTGGCTCCTTTGGTGTGCGTTGTTTAAGTAGTAATTATAGCAGAACTACGAATAAAGGTCAAATCCTGTTATTTGTTAGCTAGCCGTTTCATAATAGCAATAAACCAATGCTGGGCAAGAATTTCTTGGAATCTCAGCTCTGGGTTGTACCATTCTTCAGTTTTGCGATCTTGTACCATCATAATTGGCTCCTTTTTGCTGTCTATGTATGTATTATAGCACAAGAGCGAATAAAGGTCAATCCCAGCTCTTTTTCTCGCCGTTGTGCTCGTTGTAGTTGTAGCCCGCACCGTAGTCAGCGATCTCTTGCAAGCTCATTTCGTTGCTTTCAACACGAGGACCTGAATCGCCGCCTACTCCGCCCCGGTGTGGATTACGGATGCGACCGTAGTAGCTGTCTGACATGCCGCGATCAAATGGATCACCGTGCTTGAATGTGTACGAGCGTCCGTTGTGCTCTACCTTGTGTGCTTGATCAATCATCTTTTCAATCATTTCTGCCCCTTGCTGTCTATGTGTGTATTATAGCAGAATGGCGAATAATGGGCAAGCTATTGCCCATTACCGTTTAGGCTGCTATAGTGTCAAACACTGCACCCCTGAACATCTCATAGTCGTAAAACGCAACGAGCTTGCTGTTGTTAAAATAAACGCAGAGCCCGCCCAAGTCGTCTTGTTTGTTGTAAGCCCCTGCAATGTCTGCTTCAAAACGCTCTTGCAATTCTTGCATTTTGTCGTTGCCTGTCTCATCAAAGCTCTGCATGGCTTCTGCTTCGTAGTTGTGTGTATAGCTCTCAACTGATTCAATTTGCTGTTCTTGTGCATTCGTAAGCATATGAGTTCCTTTTGTTGCTAAGTGTGTATTGTAGCACAAGAGCAAATAATGGTCAAATCAGCGCCAAAGTGCAGTTATTGTGGGATCTGTGGCTTGATGTGGTTTGGGGAATCCGTGAAAGACCACCAGGGCAGTGTCAGGAGCAATGGCAACTCCGGCACCAGGGCGGCGATGCACTCGTCGCTGAAAGTCAAATCCACCATCCAGGCATTGCCAACGGTAGCTTTCCACACGCTTGTCTTCAAAAAATCTACGTTGATTTATGTCAAGCACATGACCCAAATAATCTTGATCTCCGGGAAACTGCCTGGCCACTTGCCGAATGTCTTTGGTCAGCAGGTCCTGCCAGATCCAAGAAAAATTGGCAACATTCCACCACATCATGCTGGAGTTGAGGGTGACAGAGTTCTGTCGTTGCAGATACCTAAAGTCCCGTATGCCCCAGAAGTAGTTGGTATCCAAGGCAGTGACCCAGTCCAGTTCACGTGCCACCACCACGTCAAGATCAAGATACAACAGGTTGCCGGCAAAGTGTTCTGGATTGAACAACTGCATCTTGTACCACCAGGACTTTTTGGGCCCACCAATTCCCCAGTCCTCCAGCACATGTTTGATCATGTGTGGCGGAACTGATCTGTCATGTTCTGTGTACACATGCATGCGTATGCCTCCAGGGAACACACGCACCATCATGTTGTAGAGTCTTTCCACATACTGCCAATCATATCCTGTGCTGTGTATCACACACGCACAGTCAATCACCGCAGAATTGACCGGACCAGTGGGCTGGCGGCTTTTTGATGCTCGATGTGCTTGTCTGGCCGCACGATGTTGCTGTTTGAGGTCTCGAGTGGTTGTCATCACAGCGCTGGAGCACGATTCCAATATTGTGGATAGTTTTTTAATACTGTTTGTACTTGGTCGGGGTATGCAGTGTCAATGGTACGTGTGGTACACTTGTGATTGATTGCAGATATGGTGTCCAGGCGTTTGAATGCTTCAAGTATTTGTTCTGGGTCTCGGTGCTGGCTTTCAATGCAACTCCGCACTTTGTTTTTTACCAGTTCATCTGTGCCAATCCAGGTCCAGTGCCATCCCACTGGTTCTTTGAGTCCCACACAATGACTGCGGTCTTTGCGTTTGACATTTTGTCCTTTGTACAATTCATGCGGGGTGGCAAACATACGCTTTCTGGCCACCACGCTGCCCTTCCATCCACGATCAGCTCGTTGATCAAAGCGGTACATGTACATTTCAAATCCGCAGGTGACAGGACGGTCATGAGTGTTCATGAGATCAACAATGGCTGACCACTTGGTGGGATCAACAATTTCATCTAGATCACCGTGTATCACAATATCATCTGCGCTGTATTGATCAACAGCAGGTTGCAGGCCTTGCCGCATCATGGTTTCGCAGATCAAGTTGGTTTGTTCAGCAGTCAATTCCAGCGTGACCACTTGAATTCTGTCAGGATACTGTGCTTGATATCGTGCAAGATTCTCAGTGAGGTTGTAGGGTTTGGGTATGCCACTGAACGTTCTACTGGCTTCCAGCACTATCCAGCGATCAACAAAGTGATTGGTGATTGCTAGATGTATATCCAGCATGTCAAATTCGTCATTGAATAAAAATGTATCTATGATCATTAGAATTGAAATATTATTTGGTATTCATCGTGGATGGGGCGATGGTTCTTGGCTTCAAGATATTCCACAATAGCACGGCCTTTGCCTGTGCGAGCTTGAGTAGCAGCCCAACGACTGTTGTCATCAATGGCCACCACACACCCTGGCTTTAGATCAGGCTCAATTGCAAGAAATTCTTTTAGATGGTGCTGGGCACTGTCTGTATCATCGTGCCATTTCACATCCCAGGAATCCAGATAGTATAGATCAACCTGGTGTCGATCCGTCATGGCATCCAACCATGTGACACTGTCACTGCATGTGACCGTGAATCGATCACTCACAATGTGTCCACGTGCAATGTCAACTGCCACAGGATCAATGTCTACACTGCGCATTTGGCCGCCGTGCCAGTCAACAAATTCTGTGAACAATGCTGCACTTTGCCCGTCTTTCCAGTTGCCAGGATTTCTCAGTGTGCCAGTTTCCACAATCACAAAGTTTTCTCGGCGTTGCTGTAACAGCAGATCAAACATGATATCAAATCCTGCGGCTCGCTTGTAAATGCCTTCAACCAACAATCGTTTTGCTCCACTGACGTTGGGATTTAGTAAATCATAATATGTGTTGCGATAGTGTTCTTGCCAGGATGTATTCATATGGTATTTAAATCATCTTGTTATTGTGCGTTTGGTTTTGTTACCAGCCAACAACGTCCCGATCTACGTACCTTTATATCCCGGGGTTTGAAGAAGTCCCAGACTGCCTGTTGTACTCCCGGATAACCTTTGGTGTAATCATCACCACCAAACATGGCACCCGGGCGCATCTTGGGCCACCAGGCTCCAAGATCCTTGGTCACTGCTTCGTAACTGTGCCCAGCATCCACATAACAAAAATCCACAGAATCATCCGCAAACTCAGCAGCGGCGTCCCAGCTCAGCATGTTCAGCATACGGATGTGATCAATAACAGGGTGAACATTTTTGCGGAAAATGTTCTGAAGATCTTGCACTATGGCTTGATCATATGCTATAGTAGTTTCACCCTTCCAACTGTCCACACAATAAAATTCACCTAGTTTTTGTCGATTTAGCAATTCAACCACGCAATATGCTGCACTTCTTCCTGTCCAAGACCCCAGTTCAACCCAGGTTCCCGAATCAGGAAACTGATCCAATGCCATGTCCAGCATTACTGTGTTTTTGTGACTCATAAAGCCACTAACGTCTTGATAAAAATGCTCCATATTATATTTACCATTATGTTAGCCTATAAATATCAATATGAAAATTGTACTAGTCACAGGCGGCTTTGACCCCATTCACTCCGGACACCTGGCCTACTTCCAGGCAGCAAAACAACTAGGTGACAAACTGGTTGTAGGACTCAACTCAGATGCCTGGCTTGGTCGCAAAAAGGGTCGGCCGTTCATGCCCATGAGCGAACGATTTGCATTGGTCAGTGCTTTGAGCATTGTAGACGAAGTTGTGGTCTACAATGACGATGATGGTTCCAGTTGTGATGCCATCCGTCTTGTCAAGATGCGGTATCCTGATGCAGATATTATATTTGCCAACGGTGGTGATAGAACTGCGTCAAACATTCCCGAAATGTCAATCAAAGATGTTGAATTTAGATTTGGCGTAGGTGGAGACAACAAGGCCAACTCCAGCTCATGGATCTTGGAAGAATGGAAAACTCCCAGGACCACCAGAGCCTGGGGATATTATCGTGTGCTGCACGAAGTGGGCGCCAATACCAAACTCAAAGAACTCACAGTCGCACCCAAAACTTGTCTCAGTATGCAACGGCACGACCAACGTGCAGAGTTTTGGTTTGTGGCTGAAGGTGAAGCTGCAATTTATACCCTGGATAATTCGAGTGATCACGATCTGGTAGGCCACTTTGGAGTACATGAGCACATCTGGATTGCCAAAAATCAATGGCACATGTTGTGCAATGAAACTGATCAACCAATAAAACTGATTGAAATTCAATACGGAGACAACTGTGTTGAAGAGGATATCGAACGCAAATGAAAGATATCATACCAATTTTTGTTGGCTATGATCCGCGAGAAGCCATAGCGTATCACACCTGCGTCAACAGTATCATTAGAAATGCCAGCCGGCCTGTGAGCATTGTGCCAGTGGCTCTTAACTTGTTCAAAGACTACAACGAAACACACACCGACGGTAGCAATCACTTTATCTACACACGCTTTTTGGTTCCGTATCTTATGGGATTCTCAGGATCTGCTATTTTTATTGATGGCGACATGATTGTGCGTGGTGATATTGCAGAACTTTGGGACCTGCGAGATGTGTACAAAGATGTTCAAGTGGTCAAACATGACTACAAAACTCGCATGCCTGTAAAATATCTAGGAGCAAAAAATGAAGACTATCCTCGAAAAAATTGGTCTAGTGTTATTCTGTGGAATTGTAATAGCTTTCCTAACCGGCGACTTACTCCCGAGTTCGTCCAACACAGCACCGGCAGTGAGCTCCACCGCTTCTCGTGGCTAGAAGATGCTCGCATAGGTGAACTGCCCAAAGAATGGAATTGGTTGCCTGATGAATACGGACCAAACCCCGACGCCAAGCTGTTGCACTATACTCTGGGCACTCCGTGCTTTCACGAGTTTGCTGACACACCGCAAGGCAGCGAATGGCACAAAGAGCGCATACTGACTGAATATTGTCAACAAAGAGATATCACATGACCAACTTTATTTTTCTCAGCAAAGGTGGCGAAGATGAGTACATCAACATGCTGGCACAGAGTGCTGGACAAACGCCCACCAACACAGACTTTTTTGACTACAAATATGACGTGACGATGGATGGACTGACTCCGGTGCTGCGTGGCATACTCAAGTACAAAATCATGCAAAAATGCCTGGCTGACAACAAAGATTTTTACTATGTGGATTCTGGTTACGTGGGCAACAACATCAGTAGACTCAACAGGATGGGCAATAAACTGTATCATCGTATTGTTCGTAATGATTTGCAACACAAAACAATTACCCCAAGACCTGCTGACAGATGGCAAGCACTAGATGTTGTACTACAACCAAGAAAGTTTGGTAGGAAAATTATTGTGGCAACTCCTGACGAAAAACCCTGCAGGTACTACGGCATTGATCAACAACAATGGGTTGAACAAACTGTTGCAGAACTGAAAAAATACACAGATCGTCCCATTGAAATTAGACATCGAGCTCCCAAACGAATTGATCGTGTGTCTACTGCACCGTTGTCAACAGTGTTGGCCACTGATGTGCATGCCTTGGTCACCT